GCGCAGCGGCAGGTCCGGATACAGCCTGGCCGCGCACCAGCGCTCGGCGAAGCGCTTCCCCTGCCGCAGGCTGACCACTCTCGCGCTCTTTGTCTGCCACATCTTCAGCGCATTGAGCGTCATGCGCAGGCCGCCAGCGCGATCAGGGGTAAGGCTGGCTACCTCCCGGCCGTTCCACCACAGTGCCCATCGCTCGCCCATTTGTACCCACCCCGCAGGGATAGGAGCGGTGCGGAAACCTTGGTAGCCGAGGGAAGGGAGCATGCCGATCAGCTTACGCCTCGCCGTCGCAAATTCTGAGATCGCTCAAGCCTGGGCGATGCCCGTAGTTCACTTCGAGTGCTATATGGCTACTCTCACGGCCCTACCCCTGTACACGCCCTTGCCAGCTCACAAGGAGCGCCTGTCGGTGCAGCGGAACTCTCCTCCGTCCTGCCACTGCCCAGCCACCGGCCGAAGGATGCGGTTGGTGTTCGCATCTACGACGCGCGCGGCCAAGCCGGCAATGAGGAGAGACACCAAGCTCAAGCACGTGGCCCTGTCCGGGAATGTCTCACGGGCATCAATAAGCGTCACCCCATCATTTGTCTTGAGGCGCCACCGCCATCCAACCGACCCCGTCAACCGCGCGATCAATCCCTGTCTACGATAGAGCTCTACGTACATCCCACCCATCCTTATGGAAACGGTTCGAACATCCTACGCGCCCCTTAGCACCTGCCCAAATGTCATTGGGCATAGGCCGTCTACCTACCGGGAATAGTGGCGCCTGCACGCCTCTTCTCCGCTGCTGGGGAAGAGGCAGCCTGTGCGCATGATGCAGTGGGCTCTAGCGCTGGGGTCAGCGCTCATCGCTATGTAATCGAGCGCTTCGTCGAGCATCCTGATAAATATTTCTTCGGGGTACTGGGCCGCCCAACTTGGCAGCAGAGCGTCCAGCTGGCCTAACATCAAGTCAATTTCGATCTTTGTACTCATCCGATTACCTCCGACCAGCAGGCTATGCGGTGAGGCGAGATGTCGGAGCATGGGGACAGCCCTCCACGTGCACATCAGCGAAACCGCCTGCTCACGTGAAAGTCACAGTACAAAAAGGTTCTACGCGGCGTTCACGTGAAGCCGGACCAAAGCGTTCAGACGATCCATGGCCGTAGCGTTCGCCATTTCCACGGCGCCGCGCAGGCGAAACCCTGTCCAGTCCGCATGCGCCATAGTGCGCAGATCAGGGGCATCTACAGGAAGCCAGCGCATCGGCCAAAATGGCAAGCGTCGGCGCCCTACTCCGCCACGGTGAAGTTCTACGACCGAGGTATGGCTGGTAGCGCCTAGAACCCTTGAGTAGGCAACCGCTAGACCGTCCCGCGGGCCCTCCAAATACTGCAAAAATCGATCACCATCGAAAAGCAAGACGCCGGTCACGCCAGCATTTCTGTTAAATCGACTCGCGTCATCTACCAGCTCGTCCAGCTTGCCATTCCCCAGCCCCAGCTTGTCTGCTGCTACAGAGGGGCTTGCTTCGCTGACGTATACGACAGCCACTATGGGCATTTCCTACTCCTTGAGCGAATCCCCCCTTTCAGACCCTAATTCACCCTAGCTTATATTGCCCTCGAATTGTTCCGTCCGCGTGCATACCGTGACGGCGCCGTGGTTTTTCCGTGCGTGTACGCGAAAAAACGCTGACTGGTTAAGGATCCGTCACGCCTAAAATCGGTGGTTACTTCCGTCCCAGCGGAACGAAATGCCAAACACCGGGCTGTTCTACGTACTTAATTTGGACCTCGCGCTACCGCAGAGTGGTAATGGACGAGAGGGGTATGTCCGATCCGTGACCGTTCGATGTAATGCCTGCCTGCGCATCACTACATTGAGCGGGCAGCAACTTGGCAGCGTCGTGGGAGGAACGCTACTCACCTGCTATGGCTGTCTTGCACAGCAGGCGGTCAGTAACGCGCGCCTGGTTGAATGCGACCACGTGTTGAATCCGAATGAATAACTCACCCCGCCCCGACAGCACGATGACTACTCTCGGGCCATGTGCGGCCGATTCGTCCAGCTCCCCGTTGTCGACTTTGGCCAGCCCGGCCTAGCGGATCTCGCCCCGGGCTTGTCCAGCATCGAACCGAGCTACAACCTGGCCCCCACCCAGCGCGCCGCAGTCATCCTCGACCGTGGCGAAGGCCGCCAGGTGACCCGGATGGCCTGGGGCCTGCTCCCGTTCTGGGCCAAGACCAAGGGCCTGCAGGGCTCAACCATCAATGCCCGCATCGAGACGGTGGCCACCAAGCCGGCCTTCCGCACGGCCTTCAAGAAGCGCCGCTGCGTCATTCCCATGGCCGGTTACTACGAATGGTCCGTCAGCCCCGAGGACGGGAAGAAGGACCCGTGGTTCATCCATGCCGCCGGCCCGCTGCTTGCGGCGGGCCTATGGGAAGACGCCAGCCCCCTGCTGCCAGACGGCAACCTGGGCACTTTCACCATCATCACTGGCGACAGCAGCGGCGTGTCGGCGGACATCCACGACCGCATGCCCGTGTGGCTGCAGGCCGGCCAGATTGATGAGTGGATGGCGGCAAGCACGGACGACGCCATGGCGATGCTGATGGCGAGCGAAACGCCGGCCATGGAGGCCTACCGCGTGAGCCGAGCGGTCAACACCCCTCGCAACAACGCCGAGGGGCTGCTGGAACCTGTCGCCTGAGCCTTACAGCAGCGCCGCCTGCCTATCGTCCCAGCTCTTGATGATCAGCTCACCGAACTTACGCCCCCGGCCCTGCCCGCCGCCAATCGTGTAGTCGAGCTGCAGCGGCACCAGGTCGAACCCAGCGAATACCTCGCGAATCTGCGGGTGGTCGTTGATCGACACGACGAACCGGCCAGCGGCACTGCGCATCAGCTCTGCCATCGCCTCGTACTCGCTGAAGGGGAAGTCGACGCCGTAGCCCTCAGTCTCCCAGTACGGCGGGTCCAGATAGAACAGCGTGCCGGGCCGGTCATAGCGGCGCACGCAGTCCTGCCACGGCAGGCACTCGATGATGGTGTTGGCCAAGCGCAGATGCACCGCGCTGAGCTCTTCCTCGATCCGCAGCAAGTTGAGCCGCGGACCTCCCGTGGTGACCACGCCGAACGTCTGCCCCTGCACCTTTCCGCCGAATGCCAGCTTCTGCAGATAGTAGAAGCGTGCCGCCCGCTGTATGTCGGTCAGGGTTTCGGGGCGCTCCATCTGCGCCCACTCGAACATCTGCCGCGACACCAGCGACCAGCGGAACATGCGCACGAATTCATCCAGGTGATGCCGGACGCAGCGATACAGTCCGACCAGCTCGCCGTTGATGTCGTTGAGCACTTCCGTCGCTGCCGGGTACGGGCGCATCAGGAGGGAGGCGGCGCCGCCGGCGAATGCCTCCACGTAACAGTCGTGCTCAGGGAAGTGTGGATAGAGGTGCTTCAGCAGGCGGCGCTTGCCGCCCGGCCAGGAAATGATGGGTTTCGTCATGGGTTCTCAGGATTTGCGATGGGTAGGGCCGACAATCCCAGCCGCTCTCGAGGGCGACAGGGACGCGGCCAATGCCAGGTGCTGAGATCACCTGTGTTGCGGCACTGCTCGGGTGCTTGCCGGCACCCGGGCAGTGCCCTGTTTCGTTAGACGGTCAGTTCGTAGAGCGGGAGGTTGGGCGCAGCCTCGACCAGCCGGCCGCCACGCACCCACACGTTGTAGGGCAGCGCCAGCGGCAGCTGCCCGAAGGCCCGCATCTGCACACCGTCGTAGGTGGTCAAGCTGCTCGTGCCATCAGAGTTGTGCGCGGTGACGGTGGCGATCAGCCTCGGGCTGCCGCCTACCAGGTCACCGAATTGGTCCCACAGGTCAGTCCGCATCGGTGTAGTGCCTCTCCAGGGTTGCCGTCTGCTCAATCACCACGGCCTGGTCGTCTGCCGAGACCTCGATACGTAGCGACTCGCACTGCCCGTGCCAGGTGCCATCAGGACCAACCACCTCGACCAGATCCAGCGGCAGCACCAGCCCGACTTCCCCGGCCTTGAGGGGCTGAGCGAACAACGGCACCGTCAGGTCGACGGCAGCCTGCTCGCCGCGATCGCACAGGATGTTCCTGCCACGCTCCGCGCCGGCCGCCGGCACGGTGATCAACGGGCTGCTGACCTGCTGGGCATAGAGCCGCCCCTCTTCTCCTGACCTGCGCACCTTGCAGGTGACGCCCTTGCCGGCCAGCTCGCCCGTCACCACGACTGCGTCGTACAGCGGTGCGCTACGCATCTGCAGGCTTTCGGTCAGCACAACGTCCTCCTGCAGCACGTGGTCCGGCGGCGTGGTCCGCCAGTCCCATGGGCTCACGGGATAGGCCGCCCGCACGCGCATGGCGAGCGCGGCGGGGTCAGACTGCACGACGCCCCCGCTCGCCTCTGCGAGCGCGCTGATGGCATCCAGCGGCGTGCTGGCGTCATAGAACCAGGCACCCGCCGGCACGTTCCAGTCGACGGTGTCGTATTCGCTGGTGAAGCCCGTGTCGGCCAGTTCCTCGGCTACCAGCTGCGCCATGCTGCGCTCTTCTGTCGTGGCCTTGACCCGAGCCGGCGCATAGGGCGCGGCCAGCAGCGCGGTGCGCGACCGGCCGCTCAGGCGCACGCCACCACCGCTGAACTCCCGCTGCTTCTGGAAGCTCTCGATGATGCCCGTCCAGACGTAGCCGTTGAGGGAAAGCTCAAACTGCCTGGGTCCAGCCGCAGTAGGCTTCAGCAGTGCAAGCTGCTGCGGATCGGCCAGCTCGAAATCGAACGTCCAGCCCCAGGTACCGCGGCTGGCACCAAGCGAGACTCGCGTCACTTCGATAGGCTCACGGTCAGGAAGACGGACAAGGGAAACCTTGTTGATCACGACATACGTCCTGCGTTGAGGGCGCACCGCGTAGCACGCGACAACGCCGAGATTGAGTGGAACAACCCCGAACCAACCAACCACCGGGCAACCCAAATTCAGCCCAACCATGTTGCCGGTCGGCCAGCCCGGCTCGGGATCAGGACCGGGTGGAACTGCAGGCCGCACGATCCATGGAATCTTGGCCGCACTTCCCCAGCGCAAACGCCAGGACCCCGGCAAGCGATCGCCGCCCCGCCAGCCCCCCTGCCATTGGTTCCGCGCTGAATCGCTTGAGAGCCAACGTACCCCCGTCGATGTGATCACATGGCCCTGCGAAAACCAGCCCAAGGCGCCATCCGTGCCGAGCACGTTGGGCCTGGCCCAGCGCGATAGCAGCAACCCTCTCTGGGAATCCATGGACTGCCAAGGCTGGAAACTTGACTTTCGAAGGACAGCCCGCGCAATCCGCCACCGCAGGATGTCCCCACGGCTCAGCAGCGGGGTAAGCCCCCACCCCATAGGGATAGGGCTCCCCTCAAGGCGCTCCGCGTCACGCCAGCCCGAGGAGGCCACAACCGATGCAGTGCGCACACCTCCCCAACCGATCAGAATCATTGGTGCGCGCGTTTGAGCCAAGGACCATGAGAGCGAGGAAGACGCTCGAAGATCAGCACCCTCCGGTTCCGGAGGCCCCTCACTCCACCAATCGATTCCAAGGTTCAAGCCGATCAATGCACCGCCGCCCGTGGCGGGAGGGCCCAAGTTCAGCGCTACCCTGTTGCCAAGCTGGTCCATTTTCTACTCGCGCGCCGCCGGCGCAATCCAGTCCTGGATTGCCGCATTCTGCCGCCCTTGGTCATCGAACCCAACGACGGTGAAACGCAATGCCGGGTGGAGACGATCTACTCTCCACGTTCCGTCTGCGCGGCTCATCGTGGACGCCACGCAGACTCCACTGCCGCGCTCAAAAACCATGATCCGGCCCTGAGCAGGCTGGTTCAGAATGCGCAACCTACCGTCTGGCTCGGCCGGATCGTTCGTCTTCGGTGCCTCACCGGCGAGATAGCCGGGCCCCGCCCACGCTTGGCCGGAGGAACTCCGGTAGCCAAGCAGCACCGCGGCACGGGGTACGATCCAGTTAACCCGCGCCCATCTGACGCCGTATCGCGCGGAAGCAATAGCCATGGCTAGCCCCACGCGTTGGTGATATCGATCAGGATTTGGCCGGTGTACGTTTCGCTGAATCCGCCCGCCATATTGTCGACCGTTATGCACTTCGCCAGGAGTTGGGTACCGACCGGCATTCCATCCACATCAGTAACAATGGTCATCTCCGGGAAGGGCCTGCGATGAATCGGAGCAAAAGCACCAGGCAGAAGGCCGCGTGGCTGCATAACGCCCTCAAGAACATCGATGGCCGAGTACAGGAGCCCGCCATTACCAGCATATGGATATGTGGGGTAGTTCGATTGATTGCCCAGCGCGACGCCACTGGTAGTTGCAGCTGATGCCGAGACATATGCGCGAATAGAGCCAGGAACTCCGGACATCGACCGACCAAGGAATGCAGAGGTCTGCGCATCCGCACCTCCAAAATCGTTCCATGGGCGCGCCTTGAAGCCGTAACCGACCGAGCTGTTCCCCTCGGAGTCGCTACCCTTATATGAAACACTGAAGTGATGCCTATCGCCCGGCTTCATCGACGTGATGTCACCAGCGTAGTGACCATGCGTTCCCGAGTAACCCTGGGTTCCGTAGTTTCCGCCCGTGTCAACGAATAGGTAGAAGAACCGCTCCGTACCGATAACTATCCAATGACGCAATGCGCCGCTCGCTACGTTGGACTTCTCCCACATTGATCCATTCGCTTTGAGCGACGGCGAGGGTGTCGCGTCTTCACCCGTGTTCAAGTCACTCATGGACGAGTAGCCACGCAGCAACGCCGATCTTGCGGCAGTGTCATCGACCCTCAGAAAGTAACCGGTGCCGGATACTTGCGAGTTCTGGTAGGCACGAATGTTCACGCCGCCGAACCCCTTCGTCCACCCCAGACCATCCTTTCTTCCCGCGCCGACGCCATAGCCATCGACCAAGACAGCGTCGAGAAGCGCGACCAGTGCGCCCGGCACACCTGAAAGCAGTGGAGCACCGGGATCAGTGCTTCGATAAACCGTTGGAACGAGACTCATGCTTGAACTCCTGCGACGTTGCCAATGACCTGGAAGCGAGTCGAATCCACGACACTTTCAGGCGTACCTGGGAGCGTGGTTCGCACCATCCAGATCGGCGCCAAGCCACCGACCGTGTTGAAGCGAACCACATTGTTGGTAGACCACCCGGAGCCCCAACCTGCTCGCGGTATGGTGAAGTAGGGACGCCCGGTGCGCGGATTGGTAGGAGCGCAATCGGCGGTGACCGCCCCTGCCGTGATGGTGCCGACAGTTTCCCCCATCACCTCGAACGTCGTTGAGCTGTTGAAGCGAATTGCCCAGCGTTCGGTAATGGCATCCGCGTTTGTGACCACCAGTGGATAGTCGGTGTCGTTGAAAGTTCCGGCAGCAGCACTGCCGATGAGAAGGTCGCTCCACACACCGGTCCACGCCGCCTGGTCGAACAGGTTAACCGTGCGTGCCTGCAGGTCGAGTGACCCGTTGGCCTCGCCAAGCCGAAGCGCAGCACTGATCATTGCCTCCCCCACGGGGAAGTCATGCGTAAGCCCACTATTGATCTCGATCTCCCCCGTAATCTGAGGCTGCACCACCAGCCGGCGGTCCTCAACTCGCTCACTGATCACGATGGGCAGGGTGTAGGCAGAAAGGTTTAGCGGGTCGCTGAAGGTCAGCCGACCCAAGGTGAGATCCGCGACATACCATGCACTGTCGACCGGAACCCCCTTGGAGTCCCTGATTTCGACACCTGCTATTCGCGTGCGCCCGAAGGGAACGACCTGGCCCGCCTGCGGCAATGAGACGCTGTGCTTGGCCGTGTGATGAATCAGCACCGTTTGGCCTGGCTTGAACGCTGGCACGCGACCGTCGCTCGGCAGGCGGACCGACGACAAGCCGATAACCACTTCGGAGAGCGGAATGGACCGGTAAACCACGGCCCCCATGTAGATTGAGCCGGCGAGCACGAGTGCCGGGCGCCAGACTTGGTCGCCCTCCACTTGGCCGGGGTCAAACCACGGCTGGCCTTCATTACCTGCAACCGGCACCAACTGGCCGAACTGCACCTTGGCGACACCGCTCTCCCAATCCACAGTCCCGCGGATCTGGGCACCAGACACGATCCCATTGATGTCGGCCGTTGCCGTGAGCATCTCGCCGTCCAGACGGTTGGCGCGCAGCGTGAACATGCCCGGCCGCAACGGCGAGCCCGGCGCGCGGAAGAAGCTGTTGGCAACGCCGGGGTCGCCGATACGCGTCAGCAGGGATTGGATCTGCACGGCATTGGCGCCGCCAGCCAGCCACTGGGTCAGGCTCACCACGCCGGCGGTGTAGTCGATGGTGCCAGCGTAGACACCCGCCCCGGTCAGCGGATCGACGGTGTGGTAAAGGCCACCGCTGCGATCCACGTAGGTGCGGCCACGGAAGGTGAACCTCACGCTTCCAGGCACGATGCTGTCGCTGATGGTCGGCGTCAGTTGCAGGGAGACCGGAGGAAGCTGCAGCGATTCTTCAGCCGACTCAGCCCCAGCGCCCGCGAGCGTCCACCCGGCGGAGACCAGCGTACCGGCCGAGAACTGCGCCAGCACGTCGGTCCGACCGTAGCCGACGACCTTCAGCCGCCCCGAGCGCAGCTGGTACTGCGGGTATGACACCTGGCGGACCATGAACTTGCCGGCCTGCAGGGTCACCGCGCCTGTGCTGTAGTTGATGGCCCCCAGCCCGGTGTTCGTCGCGGCGTCGCCCACCGAGACCGCCACCAGGTTGCCGTTGCCATCATCCTTGGCGATGACGCGCATAGGCTGCGGCGCGGAGGCCAGATCGTAGGCGTCCCGCATCACGGTGATGACCCAGTCCAGCATCACCGAGCCCGGCTCGACCGGCCCCTGCGGCAGCGCGAAGGACACCAGTCCGTTGCCGTCCGGCACTGGCTGTGGCGCGGCATGGAGCGACTCCGCCCAGTCGTAGTTGACTTCCAGCTGGGTGTTGGCGTCCGGCAGCGTCTCCAGCTGCAGCAGGCACTCGCCGGTTGCATAGACGACCGAGCCACGAAGCTGCCCGGCGATGAGCAGGCCACCGACGGCGTTGTCGGTCACGCTCACATCCGCGCCACCCACCCGAACGGTGAGGCGCACGGTGCCGGGCACCGCGCCTGCATTCCCCAGCAGGAATCGCAGCGCCGGCGGTTTGATGTTGGCGTCACCAGCCCGAGCCTCGGCAATGATCGAGGTGCCCCAGGCCGTAATGATGCTGCTGTCCAGGTCAGGCAGCGCTCCGGTGGCCAGCACCAGAGAGCCGGTCATGTAGTTGATGGTACCGCTGCCCTGCCCAGGCTTGCCAACAAGCTGGCCGCGACCGTTGTCGGTCAGCCGGTACCAGCGCCCGAGCGCACGGTAGTCAACGACTACAGTGCCCGGCGCCGGCAACGGCTCCAGCTGCGCCAGCCACACCATGCCCTGATTGTTCTGGGTCACAGTGATCTCATCGGTGAAGCCCTGCATGGGAATCGTGCCGGCGGGGGTTGCGGTGATGCTGACGCTGGTGCTGCCCACACCGGTGGAGTGAACCAGCGAGACAGCGCCGGACTGATAGTCGACGGTGCCAGTCCAGGGCGTCACCGCCGCAGAAGCCAGGACGAGCGGCTGCAGGCCGAGATGCAGATGCGCCTCAAGGCGCAGGAGGACGCAAGCGCGCTGCGTATTCGCGTCCGACAGCTTGAATCAACGCTGCGCGGTCTCGGCGCAGTCATCCCGCCCGAAGACCCGGTAGTGTCCGCATGATCCGCGCCCTCATCGTTGCCATCCTCCTGCTGCTGGCCGTCATCGTCTGGCAGCGCGGCTCAATCTCCATCGCGCACCGTGCGGCCGATCAGGCCGCGTCGAGCCGTGATGCCATGGAAGGTGAGCGTGATGCTGCCCGCGCCGAAGCGAATGCTGCGGCCGAAACCCTGAAGGCAGAGCGGAGCAGCGCCGCCGCCGCGAACGCCCTGGCCTCCAAGTACGAAAAGGAAAAGAACGATGCGCAGACGGCATCTGAACGCCTTGTCGCTGATCTTCGCGCTGGCAACCAGCGCCTGCACCAGCGTTGGCAAGCGTCCGTCGCCACCGCCGAGCTGTCCGCGGCCGCCGCTGCCGCCAGCCAGCCTGATGGTCGAGCCGACGACCGAATCGAAAGTGCGGGCCGAGCTGTTGGCGCCGCCGCCCAGTGCGACGCCCAGGTGAGGGGGCTGCAGGCGTACGCGCTCCTGTGCTCGGGAGGTGCCCGGTGAGCGAGCGCGACTTCCTGCGTCAGATGGACGCAACCATTCATGGTGCGCTGGCAATCGCCGGCATGGTCTCCACCGCCACGGTCAAGTCGGAAAAGACCGGCGTCGTGACTGAAGGCGTAAGGGTCTACGTCGACCGCGATGTGGAGACCATCGGGGATCTGCAGCAGTTCGTTTCGGGTCGTGTCGAGGTTGTGTACCTGCGAGCCGATGTCGATCCCGATCAGGGTGATCGCGTAGAGGTGGCTGGCGAGGCCTTCGTGAACGCGAAAAAGCTCAGTGACGACGGCTCCCGCAGCCGGTGGCTGGTGCGCCGTGGCTGAGCTGGCTGAACCCCTCTCCTGGCGGTTGGTCGAGTTCTTGCGTGATCGCGTGAAGCTGATCCGCACGTCGGCCGGATTCCGCACCGATATCGGGAGCGGGCTGATCGTGGTCGACGATGATGAGGTGCCCGAGGACCAATCCGAGCCCGCCACCGTCATCTCGGTCCAGCAGCTCTCGCGGAGTGGCGGCGGTAGCGCCCAGGCAAGTTCCGACGTCGCTATCACCATCGAGTTCGAAGTTCCTCGCGGGAGCGGTCGGGAGAACCCACGGTTGCTGGTTCACCGTGCCAGGCACGACCTGATCCGCGTCCTGACGCTGAACGCCAAGATGCTGCCGATAGGTGTCACCGCCTTCGAACTGCTGACAACCCAGATGGCAACCCTGGAAGACGACGCAGGGCATTCCGCCGTCGTCGCTCAGATCACCGCGCGGGCTGGTCTGACCGAGACCTTCGAGCCCGTCCCCAACCCGAACCCGTAGGAGCAACACCATGGCACAGCCCAAAGTCCGCAAGTTCGCAGGCGATCTGCGTTTCTGGGAGCACGGCGCGAACGGCGCCCGCATTCCCGTCATCCCCGAGCCGGCCGACATATTCGGCAACCAGCCGCTGGAACAGTCGTCGCTGACGTTCAGCTATGAAGCCGGCGACTCGGTGGAGATCAAGAGCAAGCGCCGCGATGCGCGTTATCAGCAGATCATCCACAAGGACTCCAACCCTGGTGTCACCAGCGTGTCCATCACCGCAGCGATGCCTGGCGGCGCGCTCAAGTGCAATCCCAGCTGGATGTGCAGGGCGCCGTCTATGACACGGCAGGCTCGCTGGAAGACCTTGGTGCAAAGGGCGAAACGGCCATGGGCCGCGTCGAGCAGGGCGCGCAGAAGGTCTCTGGCGCACTGCGTGAGGTCAAGCAGGCATCGGATGAGGCGGGTAGCGGGGTCGAGCGGGTGGCCGAGGGCGCGGATGCGGCGGGAAAGAGCATGAGCAGCGCTTCGTCTGCAGCCGGCGGCCTCTCGCTGAACATGGGCGAGGTATCTGAGCGCACCCGCGAGCTGCTTTCCCAAATGAGCGGCCCGAACGGCCTGCAGCAGTTCGCCAACGTCTGGAACGCGCTGTTCGAGCAGCGGCAGGATCTGGCGAAGTACACCGAGGAGCAGAAGAAGGTGCTGGACGGCATGGAAGAGATCTCGGGCAAGCGCAAGGAACTGTCCGAGCGCTTCGACCTGGTCGGCTCCAGTGAGCTGGATGCCATTGTCCAGTTGGAAAGCCAGATCGAGTCCAAGCGGCTGGAAAAGGAGCGGGCCGCAAAGCTGGCGGCCGAAGAGCGCCGCCGCGCCGCTCAGGCCGACGCTGAGGCCCAAGCCAAGGCGGACGCCGCCCGCATCCAGGCCGGCGACAACAAGGAGCAGGTTCTGACCATCGACTGGAAGGCCCCCAGCAAGGAAGTGGTGGCCGGCGCCACCGCGGCCGAGATCCAGCAGGCTGAGCGCATCGCCGGCCTGGTTGCACCCATCGTGCTGCGCAGGATCGAGCGCAGCCGCGCAGTCTCGGTAAGGGGCGCGCGATGAGCCGGGTCGTGCTTGCCGGGATCGAGCTGCCGGCGGATCTGCAGTGGACCGATGAGTTCACCGCATGGCGCATTGGGCAGCAGGTCCGCACCAGCCTGAGCGGCGCGCTGATCGTGCAGGAATCTGCGCGGCAGGCCGGGCGCCCGATCACGCTGCAGACCACCACGCTGCCCGCAGCCCACCATGGTGCCGAGGCAGTGACGCCGCCGCCGACCATCAGCGCAGCGCCTCTGCGACGCCGGCGTCGATCACATCCGGGCGCCAGTACATGCCTCCGTTCTCATGCTTGGCGATGGCCATGGCCAGGCGGCTCAGGGTGATCGCGTTGTCCAAGCGGATGACTTCCGAAGGCGCAACGCCAACGGCGCTGGCAACCTGCCGGACGTAAGCTCCGGTATCGTTTTCCACTGGCGGGGCCCAGCGCCCGATGATCTCCTTCACCGTTTGCAGGCCATGCTTGCGCTGGTAGGTGAGCAGGGTCTTTGCCAGGGCACGGAACCCGGCCTGCGGGGTCAGGAACACGCAGAAGCGCTGCTCACGGGCGATAGCCGCAGCGGACCGGTCCTCACCTTGCCACGGCGTACTGGTGCGGTCGATGTTGCCAGGATTGTTGTTGCGTACGCCGCGCGGCGCGCTGGTGGTGCTCATGCGATCCCCCGTTGTCGCTGTGGAAGAACCGGCACCGCTCACGCCACCGGGCGTATGTGAGCGGTGCCGGCCTGTTCGGTTAGGTGCCGTTGTAGTCCAGCGAAAGGCTGGAATAGCTCACGCCGATGCCACCAGCAGCTGCGCGCAACTGCTCCTTCCGCCAGGTGGCGGCATTGGGATTCGGCCGGTCGGTGCCCAAGCTCTCAATCGACTCGCCAGGCAACAGATCATCGAAGATCGCGCCGGGGGCGAGGCGCAGCTCACGAATCGGAACACCGTCCTGCAAGATGGCCTGGCCGCCCAGATCCGCGCCGTATTGTTCGCCGCTGCCCTTCTTGATCTGGAACGTCATTGACGCCGCCACCTTGGCAGCAATGCGCTCGGATTCTTCGTAATCCTTCACGTCCTCAAAGCGGGACATGGCGCTCGCGAACACGCTGAGCCCCCTTACCTGGTGCAGGCGCTTCATCAGCGCGATGCAGTGCATGAACTCGGCGGAGACCCGCTTGGTTTCCAGCCGCGTGCCCATCGGATCGCCCGGGTGACTCTTGTAGACGTGGAACGCGATAGGCCGGCCCCAGGCGTTGCGCTCGACACCTTGCAGGATGTTGCGCGCCGGATCGTTGAAGTCCAACGGCACCAGGTCGGCTTCCAACATCTCGAAGCTGTACGGCACAGCGGTGCCGTGCTCGAAGTACGGCACGGTTCCAATCAGGTCCTGGTAGAACGCATCACCGTCGCGAAACCAGCTGCGTGCCAGCAGCTGCTGACACATGCCGTAATCGTGCGTGCGGGTGGCCTCGGGCGCGTCCCACCAAGCGTCCCAGAGGTCGTCCAGCTGCAGTGCCAGCTCGCGGTTGATCGGCTGCCCAGGGAGCCGAGGTGCAGAAAGCACGTCGATGCCTGCGCCGACCGTATTCTGGACCAGAACGTTCAACGCGTTGTCTGCCAGATCGAGGTCACGCTCCAGATGGCGGGCCTGGTCGCGGAGCTGACGCGCATCCATGCCTGCGATGGCATTGCCACTGCCCCAGTCCCTCGCCAGCTTCCGGTTTCGCGACGGCCGCGTGACTTCGTGCGCACGCGCGATGACCGGAGCCATCTGAGCCCGCGCCGATTGAATGGCGCGATCCGCGCCGAGTGCGGCGTCCAATCGTGCCTTGGCGATCTGCGCGGATGACATCAGGTCACCCCGCCGAAATCGGCATTGGCCCAGCGCGCACGCCGACCGGCAACAGAGCCTGCACGCAGGACCGCCGCCTGCCACTCTTTCCGACCGGAACGAATCTCAGCCAGGTCCGCTCGGGTCAACTGGCGATCACCGATGCGAACGGTCTGGCCCGATAGGACGGCGACCTCCGCGTCAATGTAGAAATCCAGCATTTCCTGAGCAGTCTTCATGACTACATAGGCTACGCATAGCGCTGTCCACGAACTCAACAAAATCGTGGACAGTGGCCCGCCTAACTAACTGATTCAAAAGAAGCAGAAAACTAGTTTGTCTCCACTTTCATTGAAATCGTGGACGACCCCCGTTTTCCCTTCCTCGGAAGCCCCCCAGGGAACAGCTCATGAAGCTTTGATCTGGACACGTCAAAATCTCGCATCACCTGTTTCACGGGAATGCCAGCCTCCAGAGAACGACGAATCTCTGTCAGGGGGTAGGTTCGAACTGCTGCAGGAAAGTAGGGCTGCTCGCCGGCGAAGCACTGCATCACCGATTCAACGAACGGCAGCGCCATGCGTTCACTGATACCAATGTCGGCCCGCATGGCGGCCAGTATCCGCTCCCTCAGCTCTTCGGCTGACTCGGTACGTTTTGCCATTACAGCGCCCACCCGTCTCGCGCCAGCCCACTGCTGCGCGGCCGGACCTGTTGCGTTCCACGCGAAACAATCTTCCCCTCGACATCCGCAGGCGCTGCCTCTGTTTCACGGGAATCCGTGCTGTTCACGGTCAGCAGCAGGCGCGCCTCCAGCACGTCCCAGTCAGCACGCGTGTACCGATGAAGGCGGACCTCCGGGTGGTGCGCGGCAGCATAGGCATAGACCCAAGTGTCCAGCGGTTCGTTACGTGTAACCCTCTTCTCGAATCGGTTCTTCACTGGGTTGTAGACCTCCGACACCAAACCGGGGAAGTACTCATCCGGCAGCTCATCGCTGAAGTGCACCAGGCGCGACTCGACGGCGCGCTCTGCATCGGCGGAGAGGCGGCTATACAGATAGTGCTTCGCGGCCACGGTGCCGACGTGGTGGATGGTGATGCCACGCTTGTCCGTTTTGCCGTTCCAGGTCACGTCTGCCAGCTTTCCCTTCGACAGCACCGGAGCGTTGTTAGGAACAGCGCCGAAAACACACATGGGCCTGGTGACACGGCGCTGGCGCACGTAGTTCTTGACCGCCTCCGTGCGGTGGCCACCGGCATCAATAGCGACTGCCATCGGCCGCAGAAGAGCGCCGTCAGCTCGCTCGATGGCGCGGTTAAGCAGATCCGTCAGCGCAACCCACACAGCATCCTCTGCGGGATCGCCTTGCAGTTCCACATAGTCGAGGGTCCAGGCGGTCATACCACGCCCCCAGCCAATGGTGTGGACCGCCAAGCGTCCATCCTGAGTATCGACACCGACCGTCACCGCCAGCACCCCGAGGGGAGCCAAGCGCAGGGCGTAGGGCTCGGCGCGATCCTTGATCACGTTGTGCTTGACCGCGCGCATCGACGGGTCTTCCCACGTCTCGGCCAGCCGGTCATTCACGAAGGTCTTGAGGGACGCAGGATCACCCTGCGCTTCCAGCCACTCCTTCACCAGGTCCAGCCAGCGCGGTCCCAGGCCGAACTGGTAGTACAGGCAATTGATGGTATAGCCGCGAATCGGCGAGTCAGGGTTGGCCGCCACCCAGCGCCCGTTGGCAATCATGTCGGTCTTGAAGTGTTCCTCGATGGCGACACCGCACTCGCAACAGGCGTACCACGCGTGGCTCTTGTCGGGCGACCACACCAGGCCACTCCATTGAAGCGCCTGGTAATGGCCGCAGTGGGGGCACGGCACGTGATAGCGGCGCTGGTCGCTCTTGTCGTACAGCTTCGCGATCCGGCTGAGTCCGGCGATGCCCGGCGTGCTGATGTACTGGCGCTTGTAGGTGGTCGGGAAGGACGACGTGCGGCCGTCCAGCATCTTCACCGGATCGTCGCCGGTGGAGAGCTGCTGCGGCGCCTCATCGATCTCATCTACCTGCAGGTACTTCACCGTCGAGGACTTCAAGCGCTGCGGGCTACCCATGTGCTCCACGAACAGCTGGCCGCCAGCGAAGTCCTTGAACGTGCGCTGGTTCGCGCTGTCCCGGCTGGCGGTGCTGGTCAGCGCCTTCTTGACCGCTGCGCACACCTCGATCATCGGATTGAGCTTCTGGGCGATCCACTTGTTCATGGACACCTCACCCGGCAGCGCGTACATCATCGGGCCCGGCGCATAGTCCATCCAGTAGGCCATGGCATTGGTCGCCAGCTGGCTCTTGCCGAACTGGATCGGGAACATGCAGACCTGGTCATGCACCGGGCTGCGGGCGGACATGTTGTCCATCGGCTCACGCAGTGGCGGGTTGCGGTCCGTGACCCAGCGCCCGGGCTTGCTGCCGCTCTTCGTGGAAAGACGCATGTGTTCGTCGCACCACTGCGACACGCTCATGGGCCGCCGCGGCTGCAGCGAGCGCGCCAGCACCGACGCCAGGCAGCTCTGTGCCTCCATCATTCCGCAGCCTCCGCTGCCTTTGCCGCCAACGTGCGGAAGCCCTGGCTCAGTTCTTCCAGGGCGTGGCTCACCTCATCCCAGACCAGCCGCCGACACCCGGCCTCATCCAACGTTGCCGCCAGCTGCGGCGCCAGCGTATCGGCCACGCCCGGCTTCTCGCCCGAAGGGTCGAAGTCGACCTCGCGAACACGCACGATGGACCGATCCGAATGCTCCATCCACGCGCGGTGCAGTTCCTTACGCACGCAGGCATCGCGCATGTCGCCCAGCGCAACCAGCATGTGTTCCTTATGGTCGAACACCGTGCCGCCCTGCCCATAGACCAGCGCGAAGCGCTCGAGCAGCTCGGTCAGCGAGTGGATGGGGGTAAGGCGATCAGTCCCCTCGCCCCCGTCGCTGGAGATGGAAGGCGCGCGTTTTTCTGCAGGCACCCGCCAAGAGAGCTCCGTGAGACGGGCCTCCACCTGCGCGCGCACGACGTGCAGGCCCTCCTGGGCGTGCAGATCGTTGAAGTCGCTGATCTTGCGGCCGGTGTCAATGAAGCGCTCGCGCCGGGCCGGCTCATCGGCGAAGACCGGTTGCAGCACCGCGCCGCCCACGTCCAGCGCCGCGGCCTCAGCACCGAGCAGGCCGGCACCCGCCTGCCCCGTGTGCAGGATCTGCGCGTTTTCGAAGCCCCCGTGGCTGCGTGGTACGCCTCGCTCCGCAGCAGCTTCCAGGAAGGCGACACGCCGCTCTGCGATACCACCAAGGCCCGGCTGGCGCACGCCGCGCAGCTGCTGCAGTTGGTGCGCGGCCAGAATGGCATCGGCGTTGATCCGGCCGATCCGTGGCGAGGACTGTATGACCCCGCCCGACTGCCGTCACGCGACAGCTACGGCGAAGTGCTGTGCCACCCGGACGTGCCTGCGTGGCCTGACGGCCGCGAATCGACCCTCCTGCCGCTGTTCTACGCCCAGGGGTTCGATGTGGTCGTGGTGGAGGCCGAATTTGAGGAGGAATCGGTCGGTACCGGTGTGTGCGCCAACATCCAGCAGATGATCGACTGGAACCCGGAAGCCCCTGGCGCTGACTGGCGCCTGGTGTGGCTGGGCGAAACGGAAGATGGCCTCGCCGCGTGGTTCGTGCGACCGCTGGCTATCGCCGCTCTAGAAGCCATGGAGGCCCGGGCATGAACACCACGATGGCAGACGGCGCCCATGACCGCTTGGTTGCGCAGATCGGCGAAGCCCTGTTCGATCAGCCAGGGCTGACACTCACCGAGATTGCCAACCAACTGCGCGAGGCTCGCGGCTCCGGCCCAGCCCTGCTGCTTCCAGCCGGCGGCAGTGACCATGGCTGACCACCTCGCAACTGTTGCCGTTCGGTTCGCCATCGTGTTGGGTGTGTTCCTCTTCGGCATCACGGCGCTGTGGCTGGCGCGGCAGGCTGGAAGGGCAGCTGCCTGGTGCTGGCGGAGATGCGCTCATGGCTGACACACAGCGCGAACGCGTGATGCACCGGGAGATCGGAATGGATCTGGCAGATCATGTCGTCCTGGACCTGCTAGCAAGTGGCTGGTCGCGTCAGTCGCTGCGCAAGCATGAGGCGGCCGGTCCGACTCCGTGCGGTACCGCTTTCTACCTGGTGCGGGATGGAGGGATCGCCGTTGCTTACTTCCCCATTGCCGAATTCACTGAAGCGAACGGCCGCGGGCTTTTGTTCTCCATCCGCGATTTCTTCCCTCCGGTCCACAAGTCTGCGCACGGCGACGTCGAGCGCTTGGAGCCTTTCAAAGTGGGCGACCAAGTTCGCTCGATGGACCGGGATCTGGATGGCTCGTGGCACTACGAAGATGAAGTGCGGGCCAGCGGGTGGCACCTTCTGACCCCCGTTTTCACGGTCGTCTCCGTGCGGCAGCATCCTGGGCATCACACACAGTTCGGCGGCAGGGACTACTACCAAGTGAAGATCAAGGATCGCGCGGGCGGTGGCGGTGGCTTCCACAACCTTGTGCCCATCGCCGGCAGACCGTGGCAGATGCGTGGCGAGGGAGAGTGCCTGATCCGCGTAAGGCCCGCGCCCTTGACGGTCGCCACCCCTCCGCCGGCACTGCTTGGCCAACTGGACCTATTTGCATGAACTTCTCACCATCTATGGGGCTTGGCGCGCGCGACTTCTCCGCCGATGCTTCGATGCCGCCGGTGATCAAGCCTCGAAAGACCAAGCACGATCTTGCGAGCTACGGCCACCTGCGCGCAGTGCTGGAGTTCTCGAAATGGGCACATGAGCAGTCACGCTTTCCCACCATCGACGCAGTGTGCACCAGGTTCAACGTGCACCGGTCAACCGCCTATCGCTGGACCAATGCCCTCGCGGCTGCCTATGGCATAGATCCACCTCCACGCTCAGGCCAGGGGGCACGATGATTGGAGAAGTTCTCCAATTTCAGGATCTGCAGGAGCTCTGTCGGCCTGGGGAACGACCCCGCCTGTCCACTGTGGAAGCGTGGGCTCGCAAGGAGGGCATTCGGTACAGGTACGACGGCAAGGGCGGCATCTGGACCACCGCTGCCGCGATGAATGCAGCACTCGGCCTACAGCAGGCCTCCAACGACTCCTATGGAAACGACGTCATCTGATGGCACCTCGGCCGAGAAAGCACAATCCATCTATCCCGCCACACGTTGACCAGGCGAAGATTCCTAAGGGAATGTACTGGGATGCAACGGGCCGTGGCCGATGGTACGTACTGGAGACGACGACGGGTATCGACGGCCCCATGAAGACCCGCCGCACTGTCGCCGGCCCCAATGCGAAGCTGTCCGAGCTGCACAGCATCATGGAGACGGGCGAAAGCACAGGGACTGTGGAATGGGTATGCACCCAGTATCACGACAGCGCCAAGTTCAAGGGCTTGGCCGCAGGCACCCGTGACGACTACGAGTCAGCGCGGAACGTGCTTATCAACTACCCCACCAACCTGGGCGTGCCATTCGGCAAGCTCCAAGTGGCAAAGCTTAGGAACCACAATTTCCAACGTCTGGTCGACAAGATCGAATCCGCAGGTACGCCTACCAAGGCAAACAAGGTGCTGCGTTACTCGCGCCTGGTGTTTCGCTGGGCGCTCAATCGGGGCATCGTTGACCACAACCCCGCACAGGGGCTGGAGCAGGCGAAAGAGCGTAAGCGCCAGCGTCTTCCTACGGATCTAGCGTATGCCAAGTTGCTGGCATTCGCCCATGAGCGCTCCATGCGAACGGCGAGGAGCGAGGGTTCGGTACCGGCCTATCTGTGGATGATCATGGAGCTCGGCTACCTCTGCAGACTGCGCGGCATTGAGACGCTCACGCTGACCGAAGCGCAGGGCACGGCCGAGGGGCTGCATACCAATCGTCGGAAGCGCAGCCGCGACAACCTGGTGGAGTGGACCCCGCGCCTAAGGAGCGCATGGGATGCCGCCATCGCACGTCGTGAAGGCATCATCGAACGCCACAGCTTGCCAGTGCAGTTGCGGGCCGATCAGCGCCACCTGTTCCTTGCAGAGCATGGCGAACCGTTGCAGAAGACCAGCCTAGACAGCACCTGGCAGCGCTTCATACAGCTCGCAATCGCCTCCGGAGTGATCGCGGCCGAGGAACGCTTCAGTCTGCACGACCTCAAGCGGAAGGGCGGCACTGATACTGCCGGAAATCGGGCAGAGAGACAGGATGCTCTAGGGGTTACGGACGCGATGATGAAGGTCTATGACAAAAGCGTCCCCAGAGTCAGACCGGCAGGGAAGGAATAGGGATTGGGGGTGCCGCTGGAAGTGGAAGCGGTAACGAGTGCGGATGGAGGATGATGTCCATGGCTCTGACAAGATTCTCAGCCTCCACTGTATGACCATCTATCCATGCGGATGCCAACCGATCAATCAGCTGTTCTCGCGACATCCTCAGCTCATCGGCGAGAGCGAGGAGAATTCTCTTAGCACGGTCACTTCCCCTGGCAACTAGACCCGCCCTTTCTGCTTGACCATACGCGACGCGCAACCCATGGATGTAGTTTTCTCCCCTCACCAGATTTGCACTCTCCAGCATTTGCGCTTCCGGTGACAAGTTACCCGGCAAAGAGACGAGCCCCGAAGAAACAGCCCCTCCGATATCGGGGTCGCGAACGCCGACCACTCGGCAACCTTCTGCGCGAAAAGCCTGCACGAGGTTCCGGACTTGGTCTGTATCACCTACCACCACGACTTTCGCTGTCCGCAGTAGGTTGCGGTTGTACCGCCTCAGTAGTTCGAGAACCAGCTGCTTTCCAACGTCGTCCTCAACAAGAATCAGTTCACTATCGCGATGCACGGCGCCAGCAAGCTCTCGCACAGCAGCAATTTCCGGCGCACTCGGAATGACTACAGTTCCTTCGAGCTCACGCACCAATAGAATCCTGCCCTCTGAAGGGACCGCGTTGAAGATCACTGTCGAGTGGGTACTAACGATAATTTGGTGCCCTTTCCGCTTGGCTACGTTCATGAGGTACCAGGCGAGACCGTACTGCGCATCGGGATGGAGCGTGATTTCGGGCTCCTCCAGCAAGACCAATGATCGATCCGGAAGCGCCTCAATGGCAGTCACCATTCGAACGACTTTCTGCTCCCCAGCGCCCATATGCGGCTCGCCATAGGAATGGTTACCACGTCGAACTTCTGCGACTGTGTCCGTCCAGTACTCGCCAGCAGTTCCAACAAGATGCGTGCAGCCAGCCTCATAGGTTGCGCCAAGTATGGTGGATATGCTCTGAAGGACCTGAGGAGTGAATTGCGTCGTGCGCCGGATGCCAACTCGCGCGCCCAATAGATTGAGTCGATCCTTCTTCTCAATACGTGGCGAGAAGTGTCCTACGCCATAGAAGACCGCCGGGCGCGTCGGATTGCCGCGGCGCGGGTAGCCCCATCGTCTCGTACTGGCCACGTATGGAATCTGAAGAGGGCTCGCTTCGCCGTCGAAATGAAATTCGACGTGTGCAGCCTCACCGTAGATCGGTGACTGCGCTCCTAGAGCGTGGCGCACCCACTCTCCAATGCGATAGTTTCTGCCGCCGCCGCTTGGGCTCTGATATGCGGCCGAGCAGAGCTGAAGGATGGTGGTCTTACCGCTACCGTTCGTTCCAGCGATCACTGTCACAGGCCACTCGAAGTCGAGCGAGATGTCTTGGATCCCTCTAACGCCTGTGGCATGGAACCGTCGAATGACATTTCCATACCTGCCCAACCTAGCGCTGTTTGACCTCCACGCGCGATCTATTCCTTCGATCTCGCGATTCATTTCATTGTTCGTCGGCATTGCCGCCCTCCCCTGTCATTCCATTGCTGCGGCTGCGTCGCTTACCGGCGAGCCGGCATGCATCCTACAGCCTCTATCAAACGAATTACGGAGGGAATTACGGAGCAACGAAAAAAGGCGCCCCTTGGGCGCCTTAAGTCATTGATTGCATTGGTGGGCCGTGATGGATTCGAACCATCGACCAAAAGATTAAAAGTCTTCTGCTCTACCGACTGAGCTAACGGCCCGTGCATACCCTGCCTTTCGGCGGGGTCGGCATTTTAACCTACTTTGATGGCTGGGTGGGAGGGCAAAAGCGTGCGAACCAACGGTTCGCCCCCACCAAGAGCCGGTTCGCATCGACCAGAGCAGGCCGGTAGCGCCGGGCCATGCCCGGCGGAGAGCGTGCGAACCACCGGTTCGCACCCACCGGGGGAGCAGTTCGCACCCACCAAGAGCCGGTTCGCACCCACCGGGGGCTGGTTCGAATGCCGGCCAGCGGCCGGCACTACCGTCAGGCGTACAGCGTCGGGTCGGCTACGCCGGCATCGGCGAAGCCCTGCGCGCGCAGGCGGCAGGCGTCGCAGTGGCCGCAGGCGGCGCCGTTGGCGTCGGCGTTGTAGCAGGACACGGTCAGGCCGAAATCCACGCCCAGGCGCACGCCTTCGCTGACGATCTGTGCCTTGCTGAGGAACTGCAGCGGCGCGTGCACGGTGATGCCCGCCCCTTCCACGCCCGACTTGGTGGCCAGGTTGGCCAGCGCCTGGAAGGCGGCGATGAACTCGGGGCGGCAATCCGGGTAGCCCGAATAGTCCACGGCGTTGACGCCGCAGAAGATGTCGTTGGCGCCGAGCACTTCGGCCCAGCCCAGGGCCAGCGACAGCATGATGGTGTTGCGCGCCGGCACGTAGGTGACCGGGATGCCCTCGCCGCCCGCTTCGGGCACATCGATGTCATCGGTCAGGGCCGAGCCGCCGATGCTGCGCAGGTCCACGTCCACGGTCTTGTGGGCGATCACGCCCTGGGCCTTGGCCACGCGCACAGCGGCGTCCAGCTCGGAGGTGTGGCGCTGGCCATAGCGCACGCTCAGGGCATGCACGGCGAAGCCCTGTTCCTGGGCCATGGCAATGACGGCGGCTGAATCCATGCCGCCGGAGAGAAGCACGACTGCCTTCTTCAT